GGATTTCGATTTCTTCATTGGCACTTGCTGCGGTGTTTGCAACATTTGGCAAGAAACGGCCTGCGATAATTTGAGTGCTACCGGCTGAGCCGTCATAAGCATAAACTTTGCCAGCAAGACCAGGCATCACAAAAGAGTCAGTGCCGGCGGTGATTGTGCCACCAGCAACGACACGAGAAACACCGCTGATGCACACATTGATTGCATCACCACTTGCGCCAGTGAGTTGAGCAACGCCAACGGGGATATCAGTGGCAGCGGTGCAAGGTGTAACTTTGCCAGCGCTATCGAGTTTGACAAGAGTCAAGGCAGTGACGGATGCAGATGCAATGAATGTTTTATAGATAGAAAAATTATTAAGACTCATGATTTTATCCTTTGAAATGCTTGATGTAAGCGTCTGGTTGTTCGGTTCTCATCACATTTAAAGCCTCTGAAAATGTGATCCCTTTGGCCTTCTTGATTTCATTTACTTGATCAATAAAGCTGATTTCTTGCGCAGTGCTGGCGTGTCCTTTTTCAGAAAGATTGACGGCTTGATTTGCCTTTCTTTCGCTGAAGGATTGCCAGATAGCGGGGAATTTATCTTTGATATCATAGGCTGATTCAACTGCTGAAATCTCACTAGGTGCGATCTTGCCAGTGTTGAGAAGACCGTCAACAACAAGCTTTCTTTCTGCTTGATGTTTTTGAGCGGTCAAAGCCTTCACTTGCTCAGATAAGGAAGTAACTTGAGCATTCAATTCGTTCATCAGCTTAGCGCTTGCCATCTCAGACAAAGCGGCGGCTTCTGACATCTTCTTCTCATCTTCCATCATCTTTTTCTTGTCTAGGTTTTCACCTTCAAGCTCGATCTCCACCTTTTGACCGTCTGCCATACTGGCATCATCTTCTGGCGCTGAAAGCTGATCATTTTCAGATTTTAAGCCTTCAATTTGAGCTTCTAACTGCTTGACGAGTTGATCTTTTTCTAGCACCAAAGTGGCCAGTTGATCAACTGTCATAGCTTTTAATTCGTCTGGATTCATTATGTTCTCCATGAGTAAAACACGACTGATTTTATTTTTAGATTGTGCTGGTCTAGCGGTCAAAGTCACAGCTTGAAGTTGAGCAAAACCAATCGGCTTCGGATCGCCTTCTCTTGCAAAGACTTCACCAACTAAGAATTCTGGTGATGGATATAAAACGCCTTCACTGGCCTTCACTAGATCAAGACCAGCTTGAGTATATAGTGGCTTTACAAAAAGTGCATCTTCTTTGATATACACATCTGCAATCTCACCATACGCCATGGATTGAGCTGGCGCCGTTGGTCCGTTATTCATAAAGGGAGATGATTGATGATTCCAGTCAATGATGACCGGATCAGTCTCTTTTCTATCTTTAAAAACTCTTACCATCTCTTGCAAGATATCAATTGAAATTTCTTGAATAGTCTCGCCGTTGATCCGGCTGTTGACCTTACCCAAAGAAAGCACTTTAATGTCTTGTCCTGGATATAAAGCAACTTCCCCCAACCGGATTCTTTCTCTAAATGCCTTAAGGTCAGTACGATCGGCGGCCTGCATGGAAGTCTCTGACAATGCCTTTTCTTTCTCATCAGCTCGCTCCATTTGTGCTAAAATCTTCTTTGCCCAAGTATAACCAGCATCACCGCCCCAACCATCCCAAGCCTGCCTCCCCTTGCCATATTCTTCCCAAGTTGAGCCTTGCTTGTCAACTTCATGTCTTGTGAAATAGGCCACCATTCTTTTAATGGTTTCAGGCGATAGGCTTACCCCGTTAGATAAATCCCTTGCTCGAGCAATCCCAACGGCTGTCATACCACGCGTTGAAGGTGGTTGCTCAGACCGTTTCTTTAGTGCTCTGATTGCTGCATCTCTTACGCCTTGAGGTGGAGTAAAATCAATCCCCTCATATTTTTTAGGAGCATTAAGATAAGCAGTAAATCGTCTATTCATCAATCTTTGTTTGGCAAGTGATATTTGTTTTTCATTCATCTGATCGCTCTCAGTCTTTCAGCCATAGCCAAAGCCGGATTTTGTGCAACGGCCCGATCTTGTGCCGTTCTAGTCGCTTCCATTGGCAACTGACCGGCGCCGATCTTTTGTCTGATAGCACGCTCAAGGTCATCATCTGGTGTGAGTAGTTGAGCTTGTACCAAGGAAGGCAATGAGATCAAGGCTTCTGCAAGTGCATCAGCATCTAGGCCGGTATGCACTAAGCGGGGGAGTTTTGTTGTCTCAATGTTTCCATAATTCCAACGAATAAGACGGCCAATTGTGCCGCCTCCCCGTCTATCTTGTCCACTGATTGCACTGGCCACCAAGTCAAGAAAATTGATACATGCTCTTCTAAAAACGGATAGATGCACTTCACCAACTGATCTAGATCCAGTGTCGGATATCCCCAAATTCATAAATTGAGCCATGAAGGCTTGAGAAATTTGATTGTCGCACTCTTGAATAACTTGCAAAGCGCCACCAGCATCAAAGCCGGCCGATCCTCCATAGGTGTCAAAAGAAACAATATTATTTTCAACTAAATAGCTTTGCTCCTGCACAACATAGGCCTGCGCTTGCTGCTGAGCTTCATTGATCATTGCATCAACATCACCGCTTGAAATCCCCATCTGATCAATTGCTTGACGATTGACTTTAACAATTGGCGTAGGCACAGCCCACTTTTCAAGACCGATAGCCATGAGAGTAGCAGACCGTTGTTTCTCTTTCCACCACCACCAGCATGGACGTAAAAGGCCAATACCTTCGAAGTTTGATCCAGTGCGATTGAGAGTCAAAAGTAAAAGTTTTGATGCTGGGATAGGTTCTGGATTTACCCCGCCGACCATGATTTGAATAACGCCATCTAAATTCTGCTTGTCAGCTGACAACCATTGTTGATGAGATGACGGCTCACGATCAGCGTATCTTTTGAGAAAGACTTTCTCTTTTCCTAGAGAGTCTTTAGCGACACAATAAATCTCTTCTGCATATCTCCAACCATGTGGGATAAATTCCAAAAGATAATTTAATTGATCTTCAAAAGACAACTCCATCATGCCCGGATATCCCTTAAATCCAAATGCTTCATTGGCAAATCTGGCGAGTTCTTCACTAGTTTGATCGCCGTCTTTGCCTGCTTTGAATTCCCATTTGGCAGACAAGAGAGTCTGCTTGACCAGACTCCAAGACCGTCTGATAATTGGATCAGTTGCAAGCATATCTTCCGCCTCTCTGGTCCATGATCTGCCAGATAGCGCCGGATTTTGTTCCTTGCCAGTGATATACCCGCCTTGAATAGATGTTCCACTGATCCCATAAGATTGAAAATGTGGCTTTTCCTGAGATAGATACGGCATCTCTTGAGTGGATCTTGTCATGGTCATATATGGGAATGAAGTCATTTGTTCACCTTAATCAATTAACTTATATCTTATTGCACAAAATATGATTATATCAAATAAAATTTAAAACTAGGTGCAGAAAGCAAGAAAAACTACACCTAGAAACACAAAGCAACCGGATTGATAAACACGCTCAAGGTGAAAATATGTGCAAGATAGATGATGAATTTTTTATCACCACTTCCAGCAAGATCTTTTTCAAAGGTCAAGTCCACGAGCTGGAAGATTGTGAGTTTCTGGAAGGCTCAAAGATAGTCATCCACTACTCAGAAAAAAGAATTGAAAAGCTACTTAAAAAAGACGGTAAAATAAAGCTGATCCCAGACCAATTCATTTATCAGAAAGAAGAAGATATGTTTTTATATCCGATAGAAGATCAGATGCTGATCGCTCAAGCTGATGCGCCTTCACCGGCTCAAACGCACTCACTTGTTGAGTTGCCGCCAGAGATTGACCAATTTCAAGAGCTGATGAAAATCACCAAAGACAATACCCCACTAGCCTTGATCATCTTGATTGTCTTGATGTTTCAGAAGATGCAAAAGAAAGAAAGAGAAGATAAAGATCATTCTTTGGTATGTGATTTTGAGAGACAAGAGATTGAAAAGAAGATCAACATTCTAGAAAGCAAGATTGATGCACAAGCCAAGGATCAAACTAAAATCTTGATCGGTGATAATGAGTTGGCTGATAGACTGGATAGAGTCGAAGATAAGATCAAGAAGATCAATCTATCTCTTTGATGATCAATTCTCTAGGCTTTCCACCTCTGCCAAGATAGTAGTTATATTTAAGCCAAGCACGATATTTACCACGATACTTTAAAATGCTTCTGGCAATGCTAAACGGTTTATTTAATTTGAATGCCAGCAATCCAATAAATCCACCGTATAAAATCATGAGCTGATCAAGTTTTTCTGCTGATGGAGAAACTCGCTCATAATACTTAATTTTATTCTCAATCTTCTTTTGTGGATCAGTGATCTTTGGCCTACCAACACATGATCTTTTTTTGATACCGTTTTGAGCTGCAAACGCAATGCATCTCGCTTCGGTCTCGCTAAACATCTCAGCGATCTTTTCCCAAGTCAATTTTTGATCGCAAAGAAATTTCATCTGCTTCTTGCTTCCCTTAAATGGATTGTTGTCAAATCGCACTTGAGTCTCATCAAATTCTCCAGCCATAAGCCTAGCCTCTAAATCCATAAGCCTCGGATCTGGCTCCCACTCAAGCATTGCCAAAACTTCAAAGATGTTTCTTCTCTCTCCATCGGTTCGTATGTATTTTCTCATTTTCTTATCCCAAAAGATGCCAGATAGGTTTTTTTCAAGTTTAGTCTTTCTTCGGTTGTTAGATTTAGATACCAACGATAATGTCTGCATCCCTCTAAAATACAATAGAAGTAAGTCTTTTGATTGAGTGATAGATTTGATAATTCGTAAGGCAAATACAAGATGAAAGACGCCAGATCGCAGATCTCTTTTAGTACCTGCTCAGATGTCTTTTCATGCATGTATCTTTCAATCATATAAAATCTAAGGTTGATTTGATTTTTAATATCTTCTGGATCTGATAGATCAGCATCCTCATAATCAACAAAGGGGAAATCAAATTCATCAAATAATTTTTTAGCTACCATATCATTTCAAGCCTTTTCATCCTATATCTCAAGGAATTAATATTCATATTTAATTCCCTTGCGATGCCAGTCAATCCCTTTGCTGGAAGATCAATCAAGGCCTGCTTGATTTGTGAATCCGGTACTTTATAAGCTCGCTCTTTTGCACCTGCATCAATCCCAAACTTAATGGCCAGTCTGATGCAAGTTTGCCGGCTAATCCCCAACTCTTGCGCCATAGTATCCCAGCTTTTTTCAGCACAATAGATGCTCATGAATTTCTCTTTGGGGCATTCCACCGCCGTTCTAGGCTTGTACTTTGCACTTGATTTGCTAGTCTCTGGAAGTGTTGACGGGTATTTATTCGCACGATAGCCATGATAGACTTCCCCCCGCTCGATCATTTCTTCGATCATCAAAATTCTTTCATCTGAAGTCATTTCTTTTCTCATGGAATTAGCTTCAACTTTCTTGCCCTATAATAAAGACTAGGCCACTCGATTTTTAACTCCAGTGCAATGGTTGACATTCGCTTATTTGGATAGCCTTTGAACGCAGCAATGACTTGCTCATCTGTCACTTTTCTTGCACAATTCGGTTTCTTTTTACGACCTTCATGACCAGTTAAATACTGCCGCCCAAACTTGATGCAAGCTGATTGACTCATCCCCAGCTTTTGAGCAATAGCGATCCATGTTAATTGGGGATCATAAGCGCTCATAAACTCTTCTCTAGTGCACTCATACTTCTTGTTTCTTTTGGAATAAAAGACTTTTTCATCATCCCTATAACCATGATAAACCTCTCCCCGTTCAATCATCTCCTCGATCATCAAAACTCTCTCATCATCGGTCATCTCTTTGTGCATCATCTTTCTCCTTTCTGCATCTTTCTGATCAATCTCTGTGCATAAAGATCAATTCAGCCCGCTTTATCTTGCCTTGATAAGACTCTTCCAAGTGCCTCAATCGATCAACAATCTCTTGATCTAAAAGTTGATATGTTGCATCCAGTGGCAAGAAAAAATCCATGATGATGGTATCAACTTGTAGTCTTGCCAAAAGGGTGTTGCCTAACATTTATCCCCCATGTGCAATAAAGGTTCATGATTTGCCAGTCTCTCAAGACTCTTGCGATGATAAGTTTCATCTTTCTCAATGCAGATAAACCGGCGGTTTGTATTCATGCAGGCAACGGCGGTGGTGCCACTGCCTGAGCAGTTATCTAAGACTAATTCGTTTTCGTTGGTGTAGGTTTTGATTAGGTATTCAAACAAGGCTTGAGGCTTTTGTGTTGGATGGATTGAATGATTATTGCCGTTTGAGAATTTGATTATGTCATCGGGATAGCGATAACCTGTGTTGTCAATAGGCTTTTTTATCGTGTCAGTTAGGTTTTGAGATTTACTAGACACTCTCTTGCGATCGCTGTCTTTATAAGGCTTTCCTTCTTGCATTTGAGGATTGTAAGTTGGCAAGGCTTTGTAAAAGATCAAAATATCTTCATGCTTTCCGATAGGCATCTTATTGCAATGTAAAAACCTTGTCCCCATGGTCTTCTCCCAAATCCACTTATATCTGAAAAGTGATGGATTGCTTGACCACAATTTAAAGGTAAAGACTGAATTGGCCGTCAAAACGATTGCGCCGTTGTCTTTGATAACTCTCTCATACTCCTGCCAAAGCCTCCCCATATCAATAATAGAATCCCACTCGCACGCAGTTGTACCATAAGGCAAATCGCACAAGATCATATCAATCGATTTGCTGGGAATGGATGGCATGAGGTCAAGGCAATCGCCAAGGTGGATTTTGTTTTCTTCTAGCATTTAGTGGCTCCTCATCGCTTTGATGTGTGATTGCACAAGATCGATCTTCTTTTTGACCGTCAAAGAAATGGATGGAATTGGCTTATCTGGCAGCATCTCACTATCACGCCAAAGCCAATTAATAACATCGTATCTGAGCGCGTCGAGTGGATCCTCCTTCCCGTCTTTCTTTGGCATCTCTTTGCCATCCCAAGCATATGATAAGATTGCCTTTCGGAAGGAATTGCCTTGAGCTGATCCACCTTTATCCCAAACTTCTTTGGTGCATAGAATTCTTCTTTGGTGGATAAGCCGTTTAACTCTTTGAACGCCGTTTAAGATGTCCGTTCGTATTGGATCAGTTGACCACCTAAAAGGCATACCAATCCCACCTTGTGCCGGCGGTTTAGCCAGCTCATGGAAGGCAGATAGAGCAGTGCGATCTGATCTAGCTGAGCCAGCCTTATCACCTGATGCACCATCAAGCATGATGCGATTGGGGTAGTGTTTGGCTAGCTCTCGAGGCGCAGCAATCTTTAAGATCTCTTTGGCAAGATCTGACAAAGTGATTTCTTGAGGATTAATTTCAGCGCAGATGACTTCAGCATTTAGAGACGGATCATGTGCCAAGATCAAGACTGAAGGTTTTCTAAAGCCAAAGTCAACCACAATTCTTGCACTCATGGAGGGCTGATACTGCCAATCGTCTATGATGTGGCTTAGTGTCCACTCACTGAAGACAACACCTTGAGGAGGCTTTGGCTGATTTTCCACCATTGCCAGCCGTTCAGCTTCCGGTAGGTTTTTGACTGCCTCAAACCATGCTTCAGATAGATTGTTTTTGTTGACATGGCTTGAATAGAAGATTGGTGAGCATCCTGCTTTTTCTGCAAAATCTACCCACCAAGCCCCCCAAACTGGCAGGCCAACCATAACCAGCTTCGGAGATGGTCCAGATCGGAGACGGCCTAAAGTCTTCTGAGCAACTTCTTCAGATAGAGTTTGACATTCATCAATTAACGCCAATCCGCTTGTGATGTTGAGACCTTCAAGCGGATTGTGCGTTGCATCTCTTGTACCTGGTCTGAAATATGATCTACACCAAACGACATGACCATTTGGCGCCGTCCATTTACCTTCTTGCTGGTGGTATATCCAACCATAAGGCACAAGCCATTTCTCAATTTCTGGACCTAAGACCGATCGATATCGTGGCGCTGTGTCGGTGATCAAAAGAGATGATTTGTTTGGATGGATGCTTGACCATGTCCACAAGGCAAACACAAGCGCCGAAGTCTTGCCACTACCCCAGCCAGCTCTAACGGCAATAAATGGGTCATGAGAATAGATCAGCTTGTCGATCAGATCGATCTGCAAGGGATTAAGCTTAAGCTCAATATCAGTCTTCTTCATCTTCGATTTCTTCTGGCAATTCGTGTTTCACTTGCACTACTTGAGCGTGCTTCTCTTTTTGCACCTGCTGGATCACATTGATGATTACTTTGCTATCGTCTGATTTGGTATTCATATCAATCGTTGACTTCTCTCCAAACTCTGATGGAAACTTGCGAGCGAGTAGCCATTGAGATGCACGCACATCGCTTTCAGAATGACGCTGAATATTCTGAAGGTGCTTGATCTTCAATGAGATTTCAGCTCGTTTGATGTCTGCCACTAAATCCGGATCAGATTTCATCCATCCATTCCAAGTGCTATATGCAATCCCAACAAGAGATAAAGCGTCAGTTTGGGATAGGCCTTGAGAGATAAAATCAAGTACTTGCTCGGTTGATATGATCCGCTTTCTCTTTGCGATTTCAGCCTTATCTTCTTCTGGCTTTTTTGTCAGTGCAGTGCTATTTTTGCCGGCCTTAGAATCAACCATATCATTTTTAGCGATTGCTTTAGTCTTTGCCATGATCCAGCTCCCGAATGATTTTAGTAGTGATTTTCTCAATAGCATCATCATCATCGATACACAAGACTTGATCAATCTCACTTTTGTTGAGACCGTCAAGCATCAGTTTTTCAGCCAGCTTTGAAACTTTGATAGAGTGCCTATCACTGAAAGCATCTAGAAGGCTGATCAATTTTGTTGACACATACAGATTGAGGATTGATTTTCTATCTTTGATCTTCATAGAAAAATGATCTCACTGGCAAGGAGTTTGACATAAGTTTTTCCCTCATGCTGGTTGATCTGGATCTTGCCAATGACGGTGATCCTATCCCCCTTCTTGAGTTGAGTTGAGTTGAGACGAGATTGGCAAGTTGTCCCCAAACTTCACAATTAAACCAAGTGACTTGATCTTGATCTTTGTATCTCTCTGAATAGGCGACTGAGAAAGTGGCAAGATCTTTTTCACCGATCTTCTTGATTTGTGGATCACTGCCAGCTCGGCCAATTAAGTGCATTCTATTGAGCATTTTTTAAGACTCTCTTTGTAAAGTGAAGATTATCCACTGCTGAAATGTAAAGTGTTTTATAAAATCGATTTGCCAGCTTGATCAATTCCTTTTCTGGATCTTGAGCAGCTAAAACTTGTTTGCAGTATTTGCGATTGCGAACGACCTTTAAAGAGATAGTCACCATTTTTTCAACAAGATACCTCATTGAGATGGTTTTATTATCCAGCATCAGATCAAAATACTCGTTCGTATACTCATAGTCATCGATGCACACATCAAGCACAATGTTTGAGGTGATTGAGTTGATAACAAAACCTGTGTCGGAGCTTTTATAGGTAAAGCCGCCGGAGTTTTTGAGCAGGCAGATTGTCTTGAAAAAATTATGCAAAGAGACGGAATCGCCTTTGAAAGCATTCATTGACACATGCAATTTATAAACTGAAAATTCTCTCATTTTCTGGCCTTCAGTTGATCGTAAATTTCTTTGATCTGCTTGATGTTTTCATCATTTTTTTCTTTGGATAGATCTTTGATCTTGCCTTCAATCTCCTGTTCACTGGCAAATTGCTTTTCAAGATCCTCACCATGCTTTTTGATCATGTCTGAGAAGATGTCGCTGATGCAGATCTTCAAGGCGGTTGCGACATCTGGCGCCTCGATTTTAAACATGGCATCGATTACCCCCTCAAGACTGATGAGGCGATTGATTAAAGTGGTGTTGAGCATAATTTTCTCCTTTATGTTGTGTTATATAAACACATCAGCAACAATTATTATATATTATTATATAATATTTTTTAAGGAGTATCATGAAAATAAAAGTGAACGATGGATTTGTGGAATTGGTTGACCACATGGGGGATGATCTGGCAATTGTCAATGCCGCTCGCGTCTCTTATGCCGGAGAAAGCAAAGAATGGACCAACAAAGATGAGAAACTTTTGAGGTACCTTTGGGATCATAATCATTCATCTCCCTTTAGACATGGCAACATTAAATTCAGAATTAAAGCGCCAATCTTTGTACTGAGGCAGTGGATGAAACATCAAGTTGGTTGTGCGTGGAATGAGCAAAGTGCAAGATACACAAAAATTGAAGAGAGCTTTTTTTATCCTGAGCATTTCAGACTACAAGACGCTAAAAACAAACAATCATCATTTGGCCACCTAGATGATGATCAAGATATGGATGCACTGGCCTTACTGAGTGAGACCTATACAATCGCCTATTGCAATTATCAAAAGCTGCTTGAGTTGGGGGTATGTAGGGAGCAGGCTAGAATCGTTCTTCCAGTTGGCACCTATAGCGAATGCATTTGGTCTGCTAGTACTCAAGCGGTGATGCATTTTTTAAAGTTGCGAATGGATCATCATTCTCAATTTGAGATGCAGGAATTTGCAAAAGCGGTGTATGATATAGCATCAACAATTTTCCCCAAGACAATGGAGCTGATCAATGCAATGCCTACGATGCCAGAATGAAATCAAATCGACTTTAGCCGGATCAAGTATCGAATACCACTACTGCAAAAAGTGTCGTGCTATCCTCGATCAAGATGCAATTGTGCTTTCCTTTGATGATGTGAATTATTGCTATGAGTGGGATGATATCACCAAGAGTGAGGATGAAGATGAATAACTATTTTGAGATATGTTGGTATGTCATGGGATTGATCTTTAATCCTAGCCAGTCTCTTCAAAGTGCCCGATGGGAGAAAATGATTTCTGCATCAATCCCTGCTAGGATGAGGCAGTGTGAAATGGTAGCCAAAGCCGCCGACAAGTTTGAAATCGATCCTTATTTGATGATTGCTTTAGCCTACCATGAAAGCCGGTTTGAAACTGGCTTGACTTCCTCAGCTGGTGCAAAGGGAGTGATGCAAGTCAAGCGTCAGTTTGTTGATTGTGCTGGATGTAGTGAAATTGAATATGGTATCAAGGCGTACTCGATTTGGCTTGCTCAAAGCAAAGGCGATGTCTGTCTTGCTTTAGGTAGATATACAGTAGGTAATAAAGGCAAGTGCGGGAAGAGATCTAAAGCAATTGTCAAACTTGCGTCTGATTTGGCTTGTCTTGCATCAAAAGAAGAGGATTGCTATGACTGCTAAAGATAAAGCATTTTTAGATATGGCTGGGATCATGTCTAGTCTCTCTCCATGTAGTAGAGCCAAAGTGGGTGCGATTATCGTTCGGGGGGATGTGCCAGTAGTGTCATCTTTCAATGGCATTGCCAGAAAACAAGCTGGTCTTTGTGGTGGCGATTGCTGTCTTAGAGATGCAAATAAAATACCAAGTGGATCAGACACGCAAATTGGTTGTCATCATGCCGAATTTAATGCAATTGCGAATGCTGCCAAATGTGGGATAGCCACTGAGGGATGTTCAATTTATGTGACGGCGCCACCTTGTTTGATGTGTGCAAAGCTCATTCATCATGCTGGTATCAAGTCGGTGGTCTATGAAAATAAAAGTGATAGATGGATCTCAACTGGCGAGGATTATTTAAAGGCCAATGGAATTGAGGTTGTTAAGATTTATTGATTTTTATTCCTCAATATCAAAAGCGTCAAACATCTTTTCGCTATCATCAGCTGAGCAATAAACGCCGATGATGTCTGCCTTTTTCAGTCTAAAAATACCGCCTATGATCGGCGTATTGATATAGTCATAGCCTTTTCCTACAGCCTCAATCAGATCGCCGACCTTGAGCTCATCTTCATCTTTGGCTACGGAAATGACTGTGCAAAGAGTTGATGTATCTCTTTGTCCTTCCCATGTCGCCAAGACATAGCCGCTCAATGGTTTAAGGCAATTTGCTGTTTTCATTCCATGCTCCAGATAGATGCCGGCTCGGTTTTAGTTTAGCGTATTTTGTGATTTCCTTTTAACCAAATTGAGCCGGCGATTTAAGTTGCCAGCTCTAAAGGTACTACGCACTAGAAACAATTCCACATCTAAAAAGGTTCGCTTAGGATGAGCTGGCAATGATTAAACAACTGGCCGGCTTATTTGATTTCAATATTTATGAAGTTTTCTTGAATTGCCTTAGAGCATTGACTGATATGAGAAGTTGAGCAGATGATGAAATTCATTGCTGGTCTATTGAGGATGATCTGGTCAATGTCATTGTGCACATGCATGAGCATTTTATTTGTTGCGTTTGAGTGGTTGTAAATGATCATGTATTCAACATTGTCAGTCAGTAGCTGAGCAGTGGGAAAGCCACCAGGATTTTCTCTTCCATACTTTTCATACATGTTTTTTCTTGTTTCAATCAGAAATTCAAATCCGCCATAGAAGATGGATGAGCATCCAAATTGGCGATCATTTCCGTTCTCCATCTGAAAGAGTGCATGCTTAAAAATGCCTGCTGCTAAATGCTCACCTTTGGCGCGTTCTCCATAGATGAATAGCCTTTGACCTGTTGGGATGGTGATTGATGTTTCTATGGCGTTCTTTTCATCATCTGAGAGCAATCCGCCAAAGTTTTGCAAAGTCATGTCCATTTGTCTTTTAAGCAAGAGAGTTTTTTGACCATTTAAGGCCTTTATGATTTTGCATTGCCTGGATACTTCTCTATCAAAATCTTTGGCCTTGAAATTGTGATTGCAATAGCCAGCCTCTTGATTGATTTTATATCCAGCTGGAGGATCTGGCCAAGATGAAACAATTTTGATCTGAGTCATATCATCCACCTTGATCATTTCTTCTTTGAAAAGATGCTTCATGTCATTCCATCTAGGTAAATCCAAATCAGCAAATCCAGATGAAGAAGGCTTGTCGGTTGGTGGATGCTCCTTAATCCTGTTCTTAATAGAAGTATCTTCCTCTCTTAATAATGTGGTGTCACTGGTGGCAAGATTTCTGCCACTGGTGGCAAGTTTTCCGCCATTGGTGGCACTAGGTGGTGCTATTGGTGACACCAGGGTAGTGCCATTGGTGGCACTAGGTGGTGCTATTGGTGACACCAGGGGGGGGAGGCTTAAATTATTTGAATTTAGGATGCTATTTAAGATTGCTTGAGCTTCTAGCCTGATCTTTAAATCTTTGTCTTCTGGAGGCAATGCACTGAGATTGATATCTTTAAAGTCTCCCCAAGATCGCCAGTATCTGACAATCATTTTAGAGGTAAAACACCAAGTATTTGCCTTCTTTTCTTTTTCATGTGCGTTTGCTTCTTTTACTAGAAAGCCATGATCACAAAGTGCAGTCAATCCCCTCATTGCCGGTCTTTCAGCAATTCCCAAGATGTTTGCAATTTCCATATACCTTTGAGTGATTGCCAGCTGACTACACATAGGCATGACATCATAAAGCTCTAAAAGTAACATGACAATTCTTTGACCATTTGGGATTGTTGCCATGGTTTTGCATCTGCTGATATTGCAGGCCACTCCCCAGCTAGTGATCTGTTTTGAAAAAAGTTTGCTCAATTTCTCTCCTTTTGTCTTGAGTCATCACACTATAAACAAAACATTTTAAATAAGTAAATCTTTTTGTTGATTTTTTTAAATGAAAGTGTTTAATTGATTTAGATTGTCAATCAAGGAGATAACACATGACAACAAAATCACAAATCAAGATCAATAAGATCAGAATGTATTCCGGCCTTACCGTCAAAGAAATCGCTCAAAGAATGGATCTCACTGTCCAGCAGGTTTACAAATATTTGGATGATGAAAAGAGTTGTAAGCTGGCCACTGCTGAGAAACTTGAGCGTGCAACAAATGGAATTAGCCATCAATTTTTTATGTATCCAGTACCAACTGCATTGCAATTCTTGCCTAAGAGATAGGAATAAAACATATGTTGACCGATTATGAGATTGCTCATTGGGGAGCATGGAAAGAATGGGAGTCTTACGCCAGCCAGTTAAGGATGGCTGATCCAGCTAGGTTCAACAATGAATATGCTGTTTGGTGCAAAAAAAATGATGAGATTGAGAAGAATAATCCCACCTCATACAATGAGTTTATGGAAAGATTTCCAGGCGCCAGCATTAGGCCAAATCATCAAGAAGATAAGCACCAGCAGGCAGAAAGAGAAAAATATGTTGCGGTGATCACCAAAGCCGAAGATCAATTCAAGTATACGCTTAGAAAGATCTGCAACTCTTATAGCTTCTTCACAAAAGAAGATTTATACATTCCATTCATCCGAGCTGCTAAGCTGATTAAAACGATGTGGATGATTTCTTCAGAAACAAGCATTGATGAAAGTCTGCCGGAATTTGTATCTGGTGATAATGGATTGCTCTATAATCTTGACCGAGTCAGCTTCTCAAAAGTCAAAGATCATCCATGCAAAGCCGCAGTATTTAGGCTGATCAAGAATGAAGATATCTTTTTTAATGACACATTCATTGCGATTTATAGAGCATCTAAGACACTAAATGATGCTGGTAAGATGATCGATCTTTGCAATGTGCATGATCAGTATAGACGCCAATTTAAAGACTTTGAAAATGAATTGCCAGAGATGTCTGATCCCGATTATATCGGTACTATTCTGACAACAATTGAGTCAGAATATCAAACGCTTTTGACTCCATGGCATGTTGAGCAGTGCATCATGGAGCATCTGCATTGGTATGTGACTGCCAAGACGTCATTCTATGACGATCTAAAATCAACACTGCTTAGGCAGGGAGTCAGCAAAGAGTGGATTGATCAAAGATATCAAGCTAAAATCCAGGAATTAAAGGCCTGCATTCCCGTTAAGCTGGAAAGTTTTTCTGATCAAGTGGAGAGTGCGATTTTCTCTTTGGAGACCAAATCGGATGCACTTAGCACCGATCTGACTGATCTTGACTATATGCTCAAGCTAAGAAGAGGATGCCTTTATTATATCGGCGGCCGGCCTGGTATGGGAAAGACGGCGCTCTCTCTTCATCTTCTCCAGTTGTCCCAGCTTAGAGAGAATAAGAAAAAGACTTTGTTTTTTAGCTTAGAGATGAGCAAAGAGCAGCTTATTCACCGACTTGTCTGCTCAGTTGGTGAGATCAATGCTAGTGCGATCAAAGACAAAAGACTAAGCGAATTTGATCATGATCTAAGATTGGCCTATCAGAAGGCATCAAATGAAATCAAATCGCTCAACATCCATCTGGTTGATACTGGCATTGAGACCATTGCATCAGTGCAAACCATTTGCGAGCAAGTGAAGGATAAGGATGGGGAAGTTGGCTTGATCATCATTGATTATCTCCAGCTTCTAAAAGGCACAAGCAAGAATAGAACTCAGATGAGAGAGCAAGAAGTAAGTGAAATCAGCCGAGCATTAAAACTTCTTGCCAAGGCCTGCGATTGTCCAGTTATTTGCCTTACTCAGCTAAATAGACAAGTTGAAGGCAGGCTTGACAAGAGGCCTGGATTAAGCGACCTTCGTGAGTCTGGATCACTTGAGCAAGATGCCGATGCAGTACTGATGCTTTATCGTGCAGACTACTATGATAAAGATGCACCCTCTGATCTTGAAATCATTGTCTCTAAAAATAGGCATGGATCACTGGGGACCGCTGTCGTTGACTTCAATCGTGAGACTCAAAAAATATCAAATATCAATCGAAATTCTTACAAGTGGTAAACATTAAATTTTTTTATTTAAAATTTTAAACTTTTTTCTTGACACTTTAAACAAAATAGTTTAAATATTATTTATCAACAAAGACAAGTAAGTCAAACATGATCAATCAGATCAGAAAGCGAAATGCAAAATGCAAAACTTCAACATCTCCCCAGTAGATCAAATCCTCAACGCAACCAGTCGAAAATTCGATGCCGAATTGGATGGCTGTGATGCTTTGGTTATCCCAACAAACGCCATGGCTTATGGCAAAGCGTTCTTCAGAGTAAGCGATGATGAAATCACTTTGCTCACTGCTGATGGTAGCGACTGGGATCAATATGACATGCCAGAAGATGGCGATGTTGTAGCGTACATTGAAAACCTCCTCTCAAGCTTTGGCTTCTAAAACACAAAGGATTTAAAAAATGCAAAACCGTTCTCCAGAATGTGGATTATTCCAAATCGTAGCAAGACCAGTGGTCAAGAAAAGCGCTCTAAGAGACGCTATTGAAACTGTCCTCGCTTATCTCTTCTTCTGTGTCGTTGGCGCATTTGGCGTCATCTGTACAATGTACTGGCTAGCAGCCTAAGGAAACAAAAAATGAAAAAATCAAGACATTATGAGGCATTGAGCTGGAGATCAACATGCATTGATGAATATCAATGGAAGGCCGGCGATGATGATTTGAAGTTTGAAATCACTTATCATTTGGGATTTGCTCCAAAATCCCTCTTTGCCGATAGAGAGTTAAACCTTGCTTTAGCCGAATGGTCTAAAGGTGGACCAGGCCAATTCTACATCAACAACCAAAGACAAGAACGATAAACACAAAAACCATAAGGCAACCACCATAAGGTAACCACCATGAAACTCAACCTTACTCAACTAGATCAAACTGCAAGGCTTATGCACCAGTTTGATGACTTCTTCGAAGATTGGGAAATTGACTGCGATGATGTCATTTTCACAATCGGTGCTCACACCATCACCGTCAAGATCGCTTCTCTTTCCCTAGATCAATCTGCATCGGCTGATCAGATCATTGCTGCAATCAACAACCAACTAAACCAACTCGCACAATAGGAAAAAAAATGGCTTCTCAAAAATTACTAGACTCCCTATCAGATATCAATGCAATCGCTGACAGCATGGATCAACTCGTAAAGCTCGCTGGCTATCTCACTGGTGGCACCAACTGGAATGCTCAACAACTTGTAACTGCCTATCTTTCTTATGGCATGATGCATGGATGGAATATCGCACAAACAATGGAAAAAATGAATGTCATTAAAGGCAAGATCACTTATCAAGCCGCCACTATGTTTGGCATCGTGATTGCTTCTTCTAAGTGCAAATCCTGGAAGGTGTTGACCAATTCCGATGTTGAATGCTCTCTTGAATTCGTTCGTGCTGACAACAATCAAAAATATACAGTGCAATTCACCATTGAAATGGCGCAGCGCCAAGGCCTTACAAATAATAGACAATGGCAGACCATGCCAAAGCAAATGCTCATGGCCAGATGCAAATCAATGGCAGTGCGTGATGTCTTTGGTGATGTGATCAGTGGCTATGATGCAGTTGAGATCGCCGATAGCATGGACATGTCAGAAGAAGAAAGACTTGAGATCTTGAATAATGAGCTTGATACTCAAATCACAACAAGACAAGCAGCAGCGCCAGCTAAGCAAAAGACTCAAGTCAAGACTCAGCCAGTGCAACCGGTGCAAGTGCAACCAGTGCAACCAGTGCAACCAGTGCAACCAGTGCAACCAGTGCAACCAGTGCAAGTGCCACCAACACAAAGCAAATCGCCACAACCTGCTCCATTCCCAAGTGAGCAGAAAGCAGCTATCACACAGCACGCGTACAATGACACATCAAGAAAAGAGTGGATAGATGATGATATGGATGAAGATGATGCCAGAGACTGGAAAGCGTCATGGGGGATTAAATAAGGCAGACTCCGCCGGCGCAGGCTGGTTCAACTGCTGGATTTTCTTTGAAACCTCCGACATTCAGATTGACCTTTGACCAATCAGCATTTAGCAATTTATTATATTTTTCAACCATTTGAGCATTGTCATCCTCAACTGTTTGATATGGCGCATTTTCATAAACATGATCACCATAGTCAGATAAAAGGGATATGCCTTTTACGCTATCTCTGAGACGCCAAATCCTAGATGTCAGATCATCCCACTCATCGGCTTTGACGGTGCAGGTGTTTGACACATTATGAGTCAATCCGAATTGATCTTTTTCTCTGAGTTGAGTTGTTGGCTTTACCCAGTACCTTTGAATAAATTCAACCTTCTCCAAAAATTCAGCTGCTGATAGATCTTTTCTGACAATCGCACCGGTTGGAGCCTCGCAGGCAAAAGAGACAATCCCAACTTGAGGATCTCTATCATCGCAGACTTCTGGCAATTGGCTGACAATCTCTTGCCAAATTGGATTTATTTTATTTATCCTCATGGTGCGAATGTACTTTTTAGCATGATAGGGATGGATGCCAGCTGAGCAACCAGCAACGGTTGAGCTGTTGCCGGATGGCTTGATTGTTGTTGCTCTAAGTGCTGGATTTATGCCGATCTTTTTTGCAATCAATTTATTTTCATCAACCACAATTTGAGCACAAGACTTCAGCAAAAATTCGTCAAAAATCATTCCTGGTGCACTCATGATGCCAGTCATAGAGACGCCTAAAAGTGCATCTCTTTCGATGATCTTTTTAGTGGTCTCTCCAAGATAGCCAGTATTTGTGTAGCTGGCTTGAAGAGTGCCTAAGAAGGCAGCGGCGGCGCATACTTCTTTAAGTTGATCTGCATTGTCAATCTTTGCAACAACAATTTCATTTAAATTGCATACAGCCCAGCCGCTTTGAGTTGTACCATCTTCATTTTTATAGGTTGGATAAAGACCTATTTCCCCGCACGGATTTGTCGCAAAATCTTTACTAGATGCAAAGAAAAATCCAGGCTCACCATATTGTTTGGCGTTGTCGATGATGGTTGTAAAGGTCTCTTTTTTCTCAAATCCATCCAAGACGATTTGAGCGCTGATATTTGCATAAGCGCGTTGGGGATTGTCTTTCCACCAATCGCCAGTTTTAGCGGTCATCATCTCATCATCATCCGGTGAAAAGAGTGCAATTGTTGCCGCTCGTCTTGAGCTCAATAAAGCGGCGTGGCTTATGTGCATGAAGATATCAAAACATTGGATTGACTTAAGTCTTAGTTGACCTTGATTGACTGCATCATCAAGAATTGATCTAACTTTTTCAATTGCAGTTTCAAGCACTTTGGGACCTGGAGCAACGCCACCGATAGAGATTGAGGCCCCTTCTGGTCTGACTTGATCATAATGAAAATTTATGCAGTAGCCAGCTTCATCCTCATTGGCTGGCAAATAGCTTTTCATGAGTGAGTTGATAGCCTCAGCCCATCCCTCGATTGAGTCTTCAACAACATGAATTTTCTTTAGTCTTGAGCCTCTTTGATCTTTAGAAATGAGGTTTGGAAGTTTATTAATATGATGTTTTTGCACTGAAAAACCGACACCGCAGCCGCTCATGAGGAGCCAAAAACCTTCAGCGAAAAATCGCACTCGGTCAACATAACTGGCGGTGCAGTTGTACATACGCATATTATTGCGCTTGATAGCAATCCCCGCAAATTGCGTGCTTCTTTGAGATGGAAACACCAATCCAGCATATACGAATTTATTGAATACTTGCTCAATGCTCGATGATAGATAAGGAAATTTTTCTTGATGCATGTGCTTGACTCGAGTCATCGCATCAATGTATGTTTCTCTTGTGCCGTCCGGTTTGATATGTGCGTATTGGGTAGCAAAGGCAACTCTGCCAAGAAGTGCGTTTTGTGACATGATCTTCTCCATGTGAAAGGGATGATCATTAAAACACAAATCTCACTTGTTTTTTAAAAAATCTAAATTCGTTTCTATTCTTTCAAGAATAACCGTGTGTTGATTTAGAGTTTTATTGATCATATCAAGCTCTGCATCGGTTTTTTCTTGCTTGACCAGTAGCGCCATAGTTTGATGCTCTAAAAGTGCAATTCGCTTATCATATGACGAGAAGATTTTGAAAGCTGGCAGAAGTGCAGTGATAACAGCTGTTAAAGCTGAAATTGAGATCATATCACTATTCATTTTTCAACCATCCCATCTTGCTTTTGTACCTCGTACATCATAGTGCACAAAGCCCGATTTAATGTACTTGCCAAGACCGCCCTGCTTGATTTTGCCTTGAGCAATCAGCTTATCAATTCGATTGTAAATCTCTTCAGTAGGTACGCCAGCAATCTTGATATCTGCCGCCTTAGCCTCCAAGTGTTGTGACTTGTCAGCACCACCAACCGCCGCATTTCTAGCAGGTGAACGATACCCGCTGATGATGACGATAGGCCTTTGAAAATGATCACGAATGACTTGAAGATTTTTCAGCAATTCAATCGCATTGGCCACCAGCTCGGGGGGGATTGAGTCGCTAAATTCAAGCTCAGACAGTTTAAAATTTTTTGTTACTTGCATTTTATTTCCAAGCCTTGATCAGAATGTGAGATTTAAAAGTTGTTCCCAGTGCACCATCTTGAGCGTTTAGCGTCACAACTGAAGTGGTGGACAATTTGTTTGCTCGCAATTTAATTGACTGAGATCCACCAGTGGCGTCTATATATAAACAGCACTTTTCTTGAGAGACCGGCGTTGAGCCAGATCGCCACAAAGTCATCAAGCCTTCAGATGATAAGACATTGTTTGATGTGTCGGTGAGCACATATCTGAGACGAGCATCAGCGGTGAGTGGCGCAGCAATAACGCATTTTAGTCGCACATCCAGAAAATACTTCCATCCGGCTTCAAGTGTGATTGTTGTTGCTGAGCATGATACTGATGGATATCCAATAGATGATGCAATCTCATTCGTTGGCTCTCCTGAAAAAATGCTGATATCCGCTTCAGTGGCAGTAATCACTTGAGTTGCACTATTTGCCGGAAGAGCTGAGACGGATAAAGAAAGAGTTTTTGAATAAAAATAAGACATTTATGTGATCCTCCAGATTGCTTTAAAAGATTTGTCTGATGTGATCACCGCCGTACCAACTGATGAGCTTGTGCGTGTCATACTTGAATTTATCACATTTGCGCCACAATACGATTCGTCAGTCATCATCGTCAATGATGATTGCCCATTGCATCTAAATGTTCCGCCAAACTTTGTGCCGGTTGACCAATGCCGCCAAAAATTCAAGCCGGCTGAAGATTCGTTGACAGTTAGATCATGCCTCACATCAACAAAATAAGTATATCGTGTGCTTAAGAAAGATGAATCAGTGTGTGATGTGATATCTGAGCTCACTGATGTGGCGCTATTGATATCAACAAGCATTGCGTTCACACTGGCCCCGTTGTCGCTGGGTAGATAGCTCATAGTGGTGTTCTCCAAATCTCAATTCTCGAATTGGTGGTTATTGCCCCCGTTGCATTTATAGAGAATGAAATATCGCTTGTTGCATTTACTTGATCTAAGAGTTGATCTAAGCCGCTTCCTTGAGCCACAACACCAATTGAATATGATGTCCCACTGACACCGTCAAAAATGTGATTGTAGTTGATTGTGCCAGTTGCTGAAGTTGCCAAGGCGGTAAAAATAGAATACTCATAGCCGGCTTCAAGAGTGACGATCGTTGTTGATATCGTTGGCAAAAAATCACCGTTCACATAAGAGAAAGTCACATTGCCAGATCCGGCAGATTGACACGATAGCAAAGCAAACTCTATGGTTGACGGTCTAGAAATTAGATGGCTCATTCAATGTACCATCCTGAAGATGTTGCGGTCAGCGTCACCGATGCATATTGCTGCGATAGCGTCAAAGTCAAAGCGCCGTCAATGGTCTCAGATCCAGACGCATCAACCGTCACCGTTCCCGATCCGAGTTTTTTCAATACAATCTCAAGACCGTCACAACCGGCCACCGCTGGCAGGTTGACCGTTACGGCTGACCCCCCGTTGTTGAGATAGTATTTTCTCTTTATCACTGATGAGGCTGGCGCTGAAATCGTAAGTGGAAAGGATGCCTCAGTGCTATATGTGGCTCTTGATGCACCGCTTGAAGTGGCAGAGATTTGGCCGTTTGTGATGCTGATGCCAGTGCCAGCGGTATAATACGATTTCACTGATGAGACTGATGGAGCTTGATCTGGCTGAGTGCCTGCCATTGAATTCACAACCGCCGCCGTCTTTGCTAGCGTGTCAGTGTATTGTGTGATGGTGGTAGCGATTTGGCCGGTTGTGATTGTGATGCCAGTGCCAGCACTAAACGCATTTCTCGCAAGTGTATCTGAAAAATATTTGTTTGTTGTGCCTTCATTTAAATTGTCGGTTGTTTTTGTGGTCAATCGTGTATCAAACGCAGAATTAACTCTTGTGCTTGTATAATATAAATTACTTGAGCCTTCGCTTAAATTATCGGTTGTTTTTGTGTCAAGCCTATTATCAAATCTCGTATTGGTATAATAGAGATTGGTTGATCCTTCGGTTAAATTGTCAGTTGTCAATGTGACATTGCCAGAAACTGGAGAGACCGAATTGACCGAATTGACCGCTCCGGCATTGGCTAAAACATATGATTTCATTGCTGCCACTGATGCCGCTTGATTCGTTTGATTGTTGTCGGTACTATTGACAACCGCCGCCGTTCTTGCCAGTGCATCGCTAAAGTATTTATTCGTTGCTCCCTCTGAAATATCATCAGTATCAAGTGAAACCTCGCCAGTCTGACCATTGACCACAGTCACCGCACCACTTACGCCGAAAGCAATCCACGAACTACCGTCATAAATCCAAGATGATGAATTATCTGTTTGTATCGCAACATCCCCCTCCTGCGCCACTAAAGCATTCCTTTCAGTCGCATTAGCCACAACATGCACATCAGTGATTGCCAAAGAAGGAAGATGATTTGTAGGCACAAGACCATTTGCATCAAGCTCACAAATTCCGCTGTTTGCACCTTTTTGAAGTGCAATTCTAGCGTCTGCATCTGCATTAGTGTACTGCGTGATTGTTGATGAAATCTGACCACTAGAGAGAGAGATGCCAGTGCCGGCGGTATAGTACGATTTTACTGATGAAACTGATGGTGCTTGATCAGTTTGATTATCTGCCATGCTATTCACAACCGCCGCCGTTTTAGCGCGTGCAGTAGTAAAATAAAGGTTGGTTGATCCTTCGCTTAAATTATCAGTTGTTTTTGTCGTAAGTCTATTATCAAATCTTGAATTCGTATAGAAAAGATTTGTTGATCCTTCGGTCAAATCATCGCTTGATGTTGGAATAGCTGGCTTATTTCTGAGCTCGCTATATGATCCACTGAAAGAAGTGGAAAGACCATTATTGAGATCATAAACATAGCTATCCGAGTTTTGATATTGCACAACCGAGCCACTATTAAAGCCAGTGCGACCAACTAGAACGACATTGCTTGTCAAGTTGGCTTGCAATGCATTTACCCCGCTGCATTCGGTCAAGATTGTCAATAGTGGTGAGCCGGCGCCAGATCTTGATGAGGTGACGAATTGATTGCCTAAAGCACATCTATCAAAGTAAATTGTCGCCGTCACATTGGATGCAATAGAGATGCCACCAGCAAATGAGCATTGTTCAAAAGTGACAAAATTGGCCGTTGAATTGTTGATCGTAACGGTACTATCAAAGATAACATTTTTGAAATAGTGCCGGCCTTGAGTGCCATTGATCAAGAAAGATCCCTCAATGTTGAGATTTTCAATCTTAATTCTTGTTGTACTTGCACCTGATATGGTTAAGCCTCGAGATAGCAACTCGCAACCATGCACGCCGGTTGGAGACTCTGGCGCTAAAATGTTGACATTTGCATGATCTGAGATTGTGACCGTTGAGCCGCCATAAGATCCAGCAGATACATAAATTGCACTTACTCCAGTTGATCCGGCAATATCGTCTAAGATCGCTTGAATATCGTTGACTCCATCATTTACATAATAAGAATTAGAATAAAGAGTCTTGTCTTGTACTGCATCTAAAGCAGTTTGATCAGCTTTAGCATCTAGATCGGTTTGCAGTGCAGCAGTGAAATATTGACGATCTGCATTTACGCCAGCATCGATATTGTCAGTAGTTAAAACAACAACGCCAGTCTCTCCATTCACTGAATCAACTGCACCGCCACCGCCGCCACTTACTGGAGGCTTAATAATAATTGCCATGATTAAACAACCTTTCTATTAAATGCACAAATCAACTTTAAATCATCACCGCTTGCGCCTTTTTTATAGGCGATAGTTGTGATTGCTCCGCCTTTTGTGCCTCCACATTGAAGATCAATAGCGCCACCAGCTAAAACAAAAATTTCATTGGTTGTGCTATCTGATGCAGTGGTGCGAGGTCTTAGCTTTAAAAAAGCCGTTGATGATCCTGGATTGTACACACTGACATCACAAAAGGCTAAATCTGCATCAAGTGCTGATCCGGTTGTGCTATCAATGAAATCGCTAGAATTCAAATCGGTCCAGTCAGTGGA